AAGAACCGACAACGATTTCTTGACATCCGAAGCTGCTTTGTTCGGATCGCCAATGTGGGTAGGTTGCGAATCGTTCAAGAAAGTACGTCGCTTCAAACCGGCAATGCGCATTGCCACGCGGCGGTTGTTCAAGTTGCCGTTGAATGGGTCTGCATCTTCCTCGATGAGATGCAATTGCTCAACCGGCAATCCTGGTGTGGGAGCCACTACGCCGGAAGCTCGATTCATTTTGACTTCGTTAGCCTGCCGCGCCAAATCATGTTCGTTAGCGACCTTCAAGAGATCGCCTGTTTCGTATACCTGCGTCATATCCATTCTCCTGTGAAGTTGAAGGTTAAAGGGGCAGCTCTATAGCTGCCCCGATGTGCTAACCGTTTGTGATGAGGAACGCGAGAGGCACATTCTTGCGCTCAATCACGCGGTCCCAATTGGCGGCAAGCTTCAACTCCGCCAGGGTAGGCGATTGACCGGCAACTGAACCACTGAGGAACTTGTGACCGAATGGTTGGATCACCATGCTCTTGCGTTCCCACAGTTGTTCGAGACCGCCGCCGTTGCCTTGCGCGGGTTCACGCCGCACTTCAACCGGCACCAGGGGCGAATTCTCGCCGTAGCCGATTACGCCCTCACCAAACAGCGCGGAAACGTACTTGAAGCCGCTGGTTGTTCCAGCAACTACCGGCATGTTGTCATCCACGATGACGCGCTTTCCGAGGAAATACGGCACGCTGCCGCCCGCACTGATCGGGATATTTGGATCAGTCTGCGAGGGACGTTCAAAGGTGATGTCATCGTTGTCAATCATTCGCTTGTAGACGATAGAATGAACCGCGATAGCAACCACTTGGCCGAAATGGTCACCAAGCGTAAAGATCGCTCCGGTAAAGGCAGCGCGACTAAACAGGTTCGCAGAGGTAACTCCGACCGTGGTTTCCAGCGCAATGCTGTTCACCATGTCAGAACTGTACGTCGCGACGTTCTTCGCGAGTACACCTTGGACCGTTGCGATGATTCTCCGCTGCCACTGCCTTGTCCAATACGTGCCAAAGCGGTTGCGCACACGCTGCATTGGATTGGACCCGGCCAACTCCGACACGAGATCAGCCGCGCTGTACGCTTGGTTCATGTTCGCGACACGCGCAAGCATCTCTCCGGCAACTACCTTGTTCGGTACTGCGACATCAGCCGGATTGTCAGTTGAGTAGTTCGGCTCGATAGTCGCATCCAAATCTTTCCAGAACGGCATATGCACTGTCGTGCCGCCTGCGGAAAATGCGTTGTCGAGGACAGAATTCCGAACAGCCGCGCCACTCTCGTAAAAAGCAGAAAGTTCGGGACTGTCCACGGCGGAGTACGACATGTAAACCGCAGGGATGATTACATCAGAGAGAAGTGTACTTGCCATTCGATGCCTCGCAACGGTGAAAGATTAAACAACGTTAAATAGCGCGACGATCAGCTTCGGCAGCTTGTTGAAAGCCTGCCGGATCACGCTTATACCAATCGGTGCGTTCCTGATCGTTCAATTCTTTGAACTTCTTGTTACCAGGATTACCGGCACCGCCGTTGTTACCTTTACCGCCGCCAGCGGCACCGCCGCCTGACGCCTTGCTCGCTATGATGATAGGGGCATAGCGCTTATCGCCTGCAAATTCTTTTTTCAAATCTTCGACAGACAACGCCGAAACTTTGCCATCTTTATCAAGTACGCGAGTCAGAGGAGTATCGCCGGTCAACTCTGCTTTCAAACGTGCCTTGATATGCGGCAGTAGTACGATTGAATTTTCGCCGCTCAACTCTGCGGCCATTGCGTTAGCTACGCTATCAACCAAAGTTGACTCAATGAAGCGGTCGCGCTTCGTGATCTCGGTCGTGAACTTTGTTTCGTGCTCGTGCTTCGCGGCATCGAGCTTACTTTGCCACGATGATTCAAGCGTAGCAATGTCACCCTTCGCGGCAAGTAGTTGATCATGCTTGCCCTGCAAATCGGTTAACTTCGTCTTAAGCGTGGTATTCTCAGTGTCAGCAAGCTTTCTTGCTTCTACTTCACGCTGCTTTGCTCGCCGCAACTCGCCAGGGTCTTCAATACCGCCCACAACATCTAAGACAAAGTTCTCGCCGTCCGCTTTATACTCAACTTTGAGCGCGGCATTCAAGGCATCATATTCGGCCTTCGAGAGCGAGAGCTTTAACATAGAGTACCGTCCCTTTTCCACAGGCGAGAGTCACAGCAACCAGGAAGAAACCGCAACTCTCGCCCCTGTTTCCTAACCCTGTTCATGCATTACGTGGAAGCTACTCGCCTTCACGAAAATTGTCAAGTACCAAATACATATATATGTTTTTAGCCCGTTGTACCTGGTTGTGCTTTCTTCCGAATCGGCTTCGGTTGCGGTCCTCCGGCATCAGATGGAGCCTTCTTTTGCTGCCCTGGTACGGCGGCAGGAGCCGGAGGTTTATTTTTCATTGCCGGATCAGGAATCAAACCTGCTTTGATATCCGCCGCAATCTGTTTCTTCGCTGCGTCATCATCTTCGGTCGCAGTACCAGCTCTCCGCAAAACCGTTCTCAATTCAGGCCACGAAATTGCCCCATCTTGCCATTGTGAAATGACGGCATTTTGATCATCAGCCGTCATGCTGGTTAAATCAAAATCCTTGTTTAATGCGTACTTGATACCATCTACATCAACACCAACGAAATCGCCTGCGATCTGCAATGCCCACACCATGACCGCTGATACGTTCTTCGATACATTTGCCAGCGTTGAACTTTCGCTCGATGTGTCAATGATCTTCGCGGTTGCTGTTTCGGCGGTTTGCCGATTCTGTATCAGCTTTGCACCGAGAGCAACCATTTGATCTTCTTTGTGATGCATGGCTTCAATGGGCATGCTGTTCTCTTGCGCTTGCAAGAGCGCTGCGGTTGCACCAACCGGCAATGGAATCGCGGCACGAGACCCAAGTGTTACGACACCATTCAACACGTTCTTTACCCAATCTTCGCTAAGACCGGCGAGGACTGGTGTAGGTTGACCGGCAATAAAGCATGCTTCCTCGTAGTCAGCGGAGTTACGATAGTGAGCAATGTTGAGAGCGGCGAGATCATACAACGGCGGTCGATTCGGATTGACTTCGTTATTCTCTGAACCAAAGAAATGAAATGGAATCTCGGTAAGAGGTTTGCCCTTGGAATTCTTTGGATTCGCTGTTTTTAATTGGGCAAACCCATCTCTACTCTGCCGGTAAATTTCAACGCTATGCGTGCCATCGGTAGGATTCAATCGCAACACTCGATACTGTTCAAAGCTGTTGAGTTGAAATCCATCTTCGCCTTCTTCGTCAATCGTTTCACGTAGCACGAGGAAGGTCAAGCGTCGCTTCGCGCCTTCAGTCTCAACACGCCAGTTAATGATATCCCAAGGCGGATAGACGGTAATCGTTGGTCTGATCTCTCCATCTGCGATGTCTTGCTTCGTTGCCGGTCCATCGGTGATCGGATAATCAACCAGCATACCGCCGCGCCCATGCGCGATACCCAAACGCACCGCCTTATGGGAAGTCTGATCCAATGTCAAACCGCCGCCATCGGCATCCTCTTTCAGCAATTCAAGCTCTGTGGGCAATTCAACGATAGGCTCACGCAAATAGATTTGACCGGCCATGCCCTCAAGCGTGCGGCCTGTTACGCCATAGAACACCGCTCGTGTTACATAAGAGCGGTACCGTTCGATGTTTGACGGCGATTGATCTTCCGCATTCGGTTGCGGCAAGTATTTCTTCGCTCGTGATAGCACCTGGTTATCAATCAAACCAGAAAAGCCGCCATTACCGGCCCCTGATACGCCGCTCGCTCCTGTGCCGGTCAAACCTTTGATTGCCGGTTCTCCATCAATGGCATCACGAATCAAGTAGTATTGCGGTAGGAGATTGGATAACTCTTCACGAGTAAAGTTAACCTTCGCAGGCTTACTCGTACTAGCTGTACGCGGAGATACTTTTGTTTTCATGAATTCACCCATCTTACAGGAAGTTTCGTAGCAGCTCGTTGATTACTTTTCAACACTCGATAACGCATCATATCCCAAACATGATCCTCTGCATCGGTATCCACGTCATCAAGTTTCACTTCGTCACGCGGTAAGATCGGCAAGAGTGCAATCGTTGCGCGGCAATGATCCATGATGTACATGGCCGGACCTT